GTGCGACCTACCGGGAGGCAAGCCGCATTATCCTAAGAACCCTAAATCTCTTACTCTGTCCGTGTGGAGGATAGGACACACGTTGAAAGTGACTAGGCCAGTGGAAATCGGGGGGTTCTTTTGGCCGCGCGGATGGTGCGGGAAATTTTGTTTGGGTGTCAGTAAAAAATGTGTGCCGGAATTATAGTCGTTTCCGAATAATTAAAATATGTCGTCGAAAATTTGACAGACCGGAGGCGATCCTTATAATTGCGAGTGTTCCCGGATTTTGGGCCCAGCCTGCAATCAACTCGGGTTGAATTGCCTGGTCTGAGGGAAGTTTAGCCCGTGCGGGCGTCCGGGAACTTTTTTACAAAACAAGCGTAATTTTCATAGTTTTGCATGGTAGGCCGGCCCATAGATCGGCCAGAGTAGTACGGCAAGATTCCGCAAGGAACTGGTTATGACTCACGCGACTTTCTCCAGACCAAAAAAGTTCGCTCTACCACGGAACGGCCTTAAAATCTCGGCCGTAAGGCAGAAAACGTGAAACAGGGTTTCGCCAATAATTTGGTTTTCCCGGGCAACGGACTGCTAGTTGATGCAGGACACACAGATACGTCCCGGTCCGCATGGCGTCTTTCTCAAGTAAATCCTGGTATAAACGGGGACAAGTCACTGGCGGACTCAGCGACGACTCTCCTGCACCAATCCATCTAAGCAGCTTGCCGTCACCGAAGCAGTACCGAAAGCGCATTGGGAACACACCACCCCTTTACGCCATGGGAATCTGTTTTGCGCTCCTGAAGCAAAGGCGGCCACGAAACATGCGCGGAGTCTCCTTCCATCCCCGGGATCGCCTTTTCGAGCCACGAATCAAGTTCGAGCAGAAGCAGGCGTGGCTGCGGACCTACCACACCGAAGAACGTGCGGCGCGCGTCTATGACGTGGCCGCGCGTTGGCTGTTCGGTCCGAACGCCATTACCAACTTCAACGACGGCCAGACTCTCGACTGGCCTACCGAGGCGGAAATCGCCGGATACCTGGCAAGCTCACTCCCGCTTTCCGCGCTGATCCAGCGTATTCCGCTCGAAACACTCCACGCCGCCGGGGTCAAACAAGACCTTCTTATCCAGGCAGGCGCGCCCGTTCGGGCAGTTGCAAGTCTTCCGGTCGCCAAGACATAGCGTCACCGAAAACTTGCAAAGCATACCAACCCGGCATAATTAGCAGTAGAGATTGCCGGTAGCTTGTCCCCTCCCCCCTTCTACCCCAATCACCCTCCAGCGCCGTGCGCACGCTATGCGCACATTCCGCCGCCAGGAGTGTGTCTGTGAGTATTGGTATACGTGAAGCCTTTGCGGAGGCTAAGGCAGAACTGGGTGGCCAGCAAGTTGCAGCCGAACCAGCAGCCGAACCAGCCGCCGAACCGGAAACCACACCGGAAATCAACGCCGAACCTTCCACGGAAGAACCGGCCGCCGAACCTTCCACGGAGCCGGCCGCCGAGCCGGAGACCGAACCGACCGAGCCAGAACCGGAATCCAGCAGCAATGAGTTGCTTGGGTACATCAAGGAGGAATTCGGCAAAGACCTCTCGGATGTCTACCAAAACGATCAAGAGACGATTCGCGGACTGCTTAACGCCAACCAGCTTGTCGGCAAGCGAAACGAAGAAGCCGACTACGGGCGGGCACTGCGGCAGTTGATCCAGGGCCGGGAAGGGCAGCTTGCCAGCTTCCTTGCCGCGGACAAGGCACCAGCCACGCCGGAGCAGCCCAAGGGCAAGGAGCAGGAGCTAGAGGACTTTCCCGAGGACGCCGCGCAGTGGCAGTACCAGATCACACGCAACACCGAAGGGGAACCCGTTCCGGCCGACGGCGCACCAGCCGACATCGTGGATCGGTACCGGGCATACAACCGCGCGTTGGCCAAGCGAGTAGACCAGATGGCGCGCGGCTGGCCGGGCATCAATAAGCTGCCGGACAAGGTCGAGGAGCAGTTCGCTTCTCTCCAGCAGACCAGCAATGCCCAGAAGGAACAGCAGGCAATCGACCAGTGGGAAGAACGGTACAAGGGCGTGCTGTATACCGGCGGCGACAAGGCGGTCGGCATGACGGGCGAAGGGCAGCGAATCTCCGACGAGTACCAGCGGTTGGTAGGCCAGTACGGCAACACCCTTCCACGCAGCGAGTGCTTCCAGCTTGCCACGCGCGCCATTTTGGGCGCGCAGAGCAAGCCGCCACCGGCACCCAAGAAGCCGGGGAAGCGGGCGGTCCGACAACCGGGAACGGCTGGATCGGACCCCGAATACAAAAACTTCGAGGACGAGATCGACAAGCGAATCGAAAAAGGCGAGAAATTGGAGCCCGTCCTTACCAGCATCCACGCCCGACTGAAGGCGGGGACGCTGGGATAACGAATCGGCCTGCCGCCGAGGTGGAGGGCGGCGGTTTTGGCGCGAGCGGGGCGGCGCGGACAATTCCTAGTGAATCCGCGCCGCGCCCGCGAATTTTTCCTCCACGCAATGACGCCCTCCCTGCCCTCCGTGACTATCGGATACTTCGTTCTTTGAGGGCGAATTGATATGGCGATGACAGACATGGCGCGGCTGGCACAGCTCGCGCTGAACAAATACATCAAGAAAAAGGTGCAGCCGATTTTTCGGCGATCCTACTTGATGAACGAGATGAAGAGTCGCAATAAAATCTCGTTCAACAACGGCGGCAACAGGATGGAGTGGCGGCCGGAGAAGAGACGACGCGACTTGACGTGGGGACCGGGGAACCCAAACACGGTTACCTTCCCGATCACCAACATTCACACCACGGCGACACTCGACTGGAAGACCTGCTTCATGGGCGAAGCGGTCCGGGAAATCGAGATTCTTGCCCTGAAGGATCGGGAAACCGCGTTCTTCGGAAAGCAGGAAGAGATCGCCGACCGCTGTACTCGCGACTTCATCACTCGCTTCGGGCCCAAACTCTACGCCGATGGCGTTGGTACGGACGTGATCGACGGGCTGGAGTCGTGGGGTGGGACCGACGGCGCGATTACCGACGAGCCGGTAGCCGAGCCGAGCGATACCTACGGCGGCCTCTCGACAGTGAGGGGTGCGGAAGGCGACTGGGATGCGCCGAGCGATGGCGATTGGCCGCGATGCGGTACTTCGCCCGAGTCGTGCGACTACGAGTACCATTACTGGTCACCGCTGATCGTTGATTACAACGACAGCGATCTCGTGGTTGATTCCGACAACGAGAGCGCCGGCTGGGACGACTGCTGGGTCTATGCGTGCAGGTATCTGACTACCTACATGAACATTCTCCAGTCGGAGTCTCCGGACGCGATCATCTTGTGCCCGGACCTTCTGCGGCGAGCCAGGAACTCGCTCAAGAAAGACCAGCAGTTCCAGTTGTCGGACAAGTCCAAGAAGCTGGACGCCGGCATTGATGTGCTCACGTTCGAGGGCACTGAATTCGCAACGGAATTCGGCGTACCGCCCGGCATTGGCTATGCCGTCAACTTCGATCACATGGAGTTGAAGTGCATGGGGGACCAGCTTGTCAAGACGATGAACGACACGGACATCGTGACGGCCGACAAGCTGTACCGCTTCTCGTGGCACGGAAATCTCTGGATCGACACCCCGGCGTTTTTCGGCTTCCTGAAACCCACCACCACGTTGAGCACCTAACCAAGAAAGGAGACTGCTGATATGAGTTACAAGTCTGTTCTTCCGTTTGCGGAAAAATCGACCTACAAGGACGGCAGCAGCTTGACGCTGACATCCACGATCGCCAGCACGCTCTGGGGTCGGGTGTACGACACCAACGATTCCAACAACCGGCCTCGGCAGGTACGGATCGTTCACCTTAAGAGTGCGGTCACGGCCGCTAAGGTGGTGCTGGAGTTCGATTCGGACGAAGGCGACACGGGCCGGCAGATAACGGCTATCTGCGACACCGAGGGAGCCAAGGGCAAACCGCTCACCGACCAGATTCCGGCGGACACCGTGCTCGCCGCGAACGACCTGGTGTGCGTGATCGAGTCGGGCTTCTGCGAGTGTACCGCCGGTGCCGCGTTCGATGCCGGTGCCGACCTGATGTCCAACGCCACCGGCAAGCTGATTGCGGCCACCGCGGGGAAGGCGATTATCGCCCGAGCCGAAGAGGCTGCGACCGGAGCCGACGAGGTTGTGGGGGTCTACGTCTACCCGGGTATCCCGAAGACGAATCCGTAGGCCGACAGAGTACAGCCTGCCCGGTTATCCACGCGGATGCCGGGCAGGCTTTTAGCAAAACAACATGGCTGTTGACGCCTCCCGACAACCTGTGCCTCGCTATTTGGAGCCGGTTTTCGAGGGGCGGCAAGCGATGACCGATTGGTCGCTTCGCCTGCTGATTATGCAGGGGGAGTTGAAGCAACTACAGATCGAACCGTGTGCGCGGGGCCTGGATATACCCAAGCTGAATCGGCAACTGGAAGAGATACGCACAAGGGTACTGCAATCAGCCCCGTTTTGCCCGTGCGGTTGTGGAAAGCGGGACGACTGCCCGCTGTGTGGAGGATGCGGATGGCTAAACACTGGCGATTACCTAGCAAAAGTGAACCGCTCGCCACCGCCAGAATCGCGGGAATCATCGAACGGCAGCCGGATGTCGTGCGAGTCCCCGGACCCAACCGGCAAGTCGCCAGGATAAAGCTGCAAGTCGGGCCGGAGACATTCGAGGCGGTGGGCTATGGCGACGCGGCCAAGGAATTGGGCGAACTGGCAAGTGGAACCTTCGTGGCCGTGTGCGGGCAGCTTGTGCATCGCCTGTGGAAGACGGCCGACAAAACGACACACCATCGCGTGGAGCTTGTTGTCAAGAACATTAAGATTGGCCCGCGTTCGCCGGGGTACGACAAATGAAGTCCGAAGAGATCGTGGGCAAGCTGGCGGCCGAGAATGTTGTGTTGCCCGACGTGCAGGAACTACTGGCACACATCCACCTGTTCCTCGGCGGCACTAAAGAATACGCCAGAATGGTGGCCGAAGACGTTCGCGCAGCTACGCCCGGCAGCAACCCGCGACTTGCCTTCCACAACAACTACATGCAGTCAGTGGCCAAGTTCGGCGGCGACGATGAATTGGCGGCCCGTTCGCTTGATGACTTGAAGCGGACAGCTCGCGAACTGCTGCGCGAAGTGGAGGGGGAGGCTGCCGATGGCGATTGACCTCTCCCCGCTGGTTGACTCAGTGCGCATTCGGGGCACTCAGGGCCCGTGTTCAACGGCCGCTCCCGGCGTATCCAAGCGCCGCCTCCGCGCGATACTGTCACGAATCGTCGAACTGGAGGCCGAAGGATTGGCCCTCTATCTGGCACTGCCGGTCGGCGCGCAGTTTCACGCCAGCCTTGCCAAGTACCGTCTGGGAGAGGGCTCGAATCGCTCGGGCAAGACCGAGGCTGGAGTGGTTGAGTTGGCGCGGGCGATGACCGGCACTGATCCCTACGGCAAGTATCCGCAGAAAAACGGCGTGGCGATGGTCGTCGGGCTCAAGCAGGACAACATCGCCATGCTCTGGCGCAAGCTGTACGAGCCGGGCTCCTTCAAGTGCATCCATGATGAGATCACCGGCAAGTCCCGGGCCGTGCGTCCCGACCCGAACGACCCGCTGCACCTCGACCCCTACGATGTCGCGTACAGCGAGAAGTGGTTTGACGCGCCGCCGCTCCTGCCGCACCGCATAGTGCCGAGAACAGGTATTGCGTTTGACGATCTGGCCAAGGGCGTGCCGCGAAAGGCGAACGCATCGACTGGATGGCGCACTGAGTTCCGGCCGTCCGGTTCCCGCCCCGACCAGGGCGACCACTATAACCTTGTACTCAACGACGAGGAGATGGAACGGCCCGACTGGTACTACGAAGAGGTGCGTGGTCTTACCGGTCTGGCCGAAAGCAAGCACCACACGCCGCGGCTGATCTGGACCGCCACCAGCCAAGTTGCCAATCCGGAATTCGCCGAACTGCGCGAGAAGGCACTGGCCGGCATACCGGGCTTCGAGCGGTTTGTCTTCCTGATCGACGACAACCCTTATGTATCGGACGAAGCAAAGCATGAATTCTTTATTGCCCTGCCTGAACACGAACGGGAAACCCGTTACTTCGGCGTGCCGGCAATCTCCCCGCGCCGCATCTATGGCAATTACGACCCGATGGGGATGCACGGCTGCGAACCGTTCGAGGTGCCAGAGGACTGGTGCCGGTACGCAGTAGTTGACCCCGGCACGTCCGTCTGCGCCACGCTGTTGGCTGCCGTCGATCCGACCGAAGAACACGTCTGGATTTACGGCGGGTTCTCGTTGACCCAAGTGGAGGACATTGAGTGGGCGCATGAGTTGAAGAACCGCGAGGATGGTATTCGCTTCGAGGCCATCATCATGGATGAGAAGGCCGGCGGCCAGCGCAGCTTCAACGTCAAGCTGAATACCGCACAGCGATTCGCGGAAGCCGCCGAAGGGGCTGGGCTGTCACCACGCACTATCGGGTCGATGCACGGGTTCTTCCAGGGTTCCTCGGACCTGAAGGCCCGCACCCTTGCCCTGCGTAGCTGGATGACGCCGCGCAGCAAGGGTCAATTCTCAGGCACTCCACGCCTGCAAGTCTTCCGGGGCGTGCTGCCGGTCCTGGACAAGGAAATCCGCAACGCCATTTCCGACCTGAAAGACCCCGAGAAACGCGACAAGCACGTCAAGAAGGCGTGCGACCTGCTTGACTGCCTCGAATACCTGTCCGCCCATGACCCGCGATACGAAGCCCCTACCGTCCCGGAAGAAGAACACATCAACCCCGTCGTGCTGGACTTTCGTGAGCTTCAGCGCAAAAGCCGCCGCAAGCATGGTTCACTGACCGTGCTCGGCTAACCTCCAGGAGTTTTTCGATGAGTACCAAAGTTGACCCTGCCTTCCCGAAAATCTACAGCGGGATGCCCGTGGACGTGGCTTTCGAGCCGGGCTTTGCTCGGCCGATGCTGGGCTACGTGTTGACCGCCAAGACGCGCAGCGCTGCCGTCATGGTCTGGACGGATCGCGGACCGCAACTGGTTCACGATTGCCGCCACCGCGACGACCCGCGGCTGGTTGCGCAGCCGAAGTGGCTCTCCGAAGACAGCCGCAACCGGGCCATCTTCGACATCAACCGTGCCGAGAAAGAGCGGCTGGAAACCCGCAAACTGCTCGACGGCCTGATGGAAGTCGTCGGACAGCAGAGCCAGGCAATTGCCGCGCTCAAGGAAGGTGCAAACGGAGCGCCTGCCCACAAGCCGAAAACCACCAGTAAGGCATAGCCGTGGATAGTTCGTTCCTCAGTGGTGTTGTCAGTCTGTGGGAGAAGGTAATCCAGCGCTCCCGCACGCGCAAGCACGGCCAGTTCTCCAAGACGGCCGACCGGGCGTGGGCCTTTCTGGGCAAGGACTACAAATCGCTGTATGTCGATGCGCGCGACGATGCGGGCGAGCAGTTTCCCTACGCCAAAGGTGCCGTGTGGCAGACTCGGCGCAACCTGTCGCGCGAGTATGTGGCCGTGATGATGCCCTACGTGGCGGCCAAGGTGCCGCACCGCATGGTCAAGCCGCGCCGGCCGGGCGTGCCGCCTGAACTGTTGCAGATGGCACAGCAGCAAAACCCGGCCAACCCGGAAGTCGCAATAGCCGTGCAGCAAGCCAATTTGATCCAGAAGAACCTGGAGCCTATCGACAATGTGGCCGCCAACCTGAGTCAGTGGATCCTGAACTATCTGCCGACCGAGTACGACCTGCAACTCCAGCAGCGGCGCGGGCTGCCGGAAGCACTGGTCAAGGGCCGTAGTGTCGTGTGGCATGAGTTGCAGCCCGGCGCTTACGGGGTGCTGCCTGTCTCCTACTACGATACGGTTGACGGCCTGCTGTGCGACCCGGACAGCCGTTCCTGGGTGGATCAGGGCTTTATTATCCGCCAGCGCCGCGAACACGTCGTGCGCACTTGGGAGCGGTTCGACAAGGAGATCAGTCTGGACGTGCTTCGCAAGTACGCATCGGATCAGGACGACGACAAGGAAACCGGCGCTGACCTGCGCGAGAACGATCCAGAGCAGCGCGGCGACGTGTGCGTGTATTACGAAATCTATTCCCGCATGGGGATTGGCCACCATTTCGAGGGTGCCGGCGAAGACCTCAAGGAACTCAAGGACGCTGCCGACGCACTGGGGCAAAACGTCTATCTGGCAATTATGCCTGGGCTTGACTATCCGCTCAATTTGCCTCCGGGCGCGATTGGCGAAGATGCCGCCAAGAGCGTTGACGAACTGAAGAATCGGCTGTCGTGGCCCATACCGTTCCATGCCGACCTGACCGACCCGTGGCCGTGTAGCGTATTGGACTTCCTGCCCAACAGCAACGACCCGTGGGCCGCCAGCCCGCTGGAAGGCGCGTTGCCGCTGTTGGCCTTCATCGACCACGCCTACAGCTACATGCTCAGCCGCGTGCGGACCACATGCCGCAACATCGCACTGATAAGCGATGCGGCGGAAGAGGCGGCGGTTACCGGCTGGCTGGAGGGCATGGACCTGGAGGCGATCCGCGTCAAGGGCAAGCCGGGCATCGACTTCGACGAACTGTTCAAGATCATCGAGTTCCCCAAGCTCAGCAGCGACTTGTTGAAGATCGTCGAGAAGGTCGAGGGCGCGTTTGAGATGGCCAGCGGCATGTTGCCGTTGCTCTACGGCGAGTCTCCTTCATCGCAGGACCGCAGCGCGACGGCTACCAACGCGCGCGAGTCCCGCCTATCGAGTCGCCCGAACGATTTCGCCGACTGTGTTGAGCGATGGCACTCCCGGATAGCCAGCAAGGAAGGCATTGCCGCCCGGTTGTACGTCGGTCCGGAGACAGTGGGTCCGATGGTAGGCGAGCAGCCGCAAACAGTGCCCGATCCAAAGCTGACGCCGGAAGCAATGATACTTGCCGAAGAGACAGGCCAGAAGCTTCCGACAATCGAAATCCAGGGCCCGCTCACGCAACTCTGGATGCAATACGTGATGCTCGGCGAGGAGGGCATGTCGCCCGATGAACTTGCCGACGCGGCGGCGGTTGCGGCTGCCGAACTGACATACACCGTGGCGGCCGGGACGGGCCGGCGCCGCAACCAGCAGAAAGAGGCGGAAGACTTCCGGCAGCTTTCGCAGTTGCTCCTGCCATTCGCTCAGAACTTGGCGATGCAGGGTATGCCCGACCAATTCAACTGGCTCATGTCGATGGCGGGCGATGTCTACGACCGCGATATGAGCGGCGCGATGATGCCCGTCTTGCCGCCTCCCATGCCCGCTCCGGGCGAAGGACAGCCGGGCGAAGAACAAGCTCCACAACAAGCTCCAGCCGGACCACCGCAATGAAAGCAGAGCTCGAACTTATCGAAACGGCCGACCTGCTGGACGAGATTATGTCCCGCGTGGACGCAGGCATTTTTTGCACCATGAAAGTCATGGACGGCGATGGTGCGGACAACGAGGCCCAATACGCCTGGAAGGGATCGGCGCTGCTGTGTATCGGCCTGGCCAGCGAGATGCAGCACAGAATCCTGCGCGGTCGCGCATCGGAGGACGAACTGAATGGGTAACAAACCAGGAGTAACCAATGCCGCTCTATGACTACTTGTGTCCGCAGTGCGGGCGGGAGACCGAGATGTTTCGCACGATGGCCGAGCGGAACGATCCGGCCTACTGCCAGCAGTGCGAGGAACCGCTGAAGCTGAAGATCGTCGCGCCCGCGATACGTACCGATACCGCATTCCAGCGTGGAATCAACTTCAACGACGGGTTGCGCACCGAGAAGGAGCGGAAGCAGGCCAAGCAACTGGCTGCTCAAGCGGGCGTATCCATCGAAGGCAAGCGCTACAACGGGCAGTTCGCGAAGTTCCCGCTGGACCCCAGAGCTTTCTATGGCGATCGCCAGGAAGCGCGGGCATGTTGCCGCCGTGCCGGGCAGGCGAGCGAAGACCTGGGCGTGGCGGCCCCGGTGGACGAAACGCCGGACGGGCCGTACCACGTTGCCGACGAGGTGGTGCAACGGCACGTTGACCGAATCAACCACAACGAGCATGGCGGGTTCGCCTCGCGAGATAAGCAGCAAGAGATTGCCGCCGAAGTGCGCAGCAATATCGAACCGGCGGACGGAGTGTGCGGATGAATCCTCAAGTTTTCACGTTTGCCGATGCCGTGCGGGAACTGGAGTCGTTCGCGCGGGTTTCGGACCGGGGCGTGGACGCAGTGCCAATTCGTTCGGCTATCCGCCGTGCGTACCGGGAGATTGTCAACGCACACGACTGGACGTGGTTGCGCACCAATGGCCGTATCCAACTCCTGGAAGACCAGGACACGGGCACCTGTACCTACGACCATACGGGCGGGACTTACGAACGGCAGTTGACCCTTGCCGGCGCAACCTGGCCGACGGACGCAATTGACTGGTGTGTGCGATTGGACACTGGCGACAACGAAGTCATCTGCGACATCGAGACGCGGGAAAGCGATACGGTCGTTACACTCGCGCCGACCATGAACCCTGGGGCGGACGTGGCGGCCACCGCTACCTACGTAGCCTACCCGAGATACTACCGGCTGCCGAACGATTTTCTGTCGATGGACCGGCCGATTGAAGAGGCCCTTTCCTCGTTGGGCCGATACGTCAGCTTCGAGCGCATGCTGGAATTGGAACGAGGCAGTAACCAATCGGGCGATGTCCGCCAATTCACCGTGGCCTCGGTGCCCGACCTGTACGGCGCGATGGGCCTGTTCGTCTTTCCGCACGCCGACTCCGCTCGCACACTGGATTTCGTTTACAAGCGACGGCCGAGAGAACTGCGGTACGTGGGCACGGACGCCGCTGATGGCCCGGGCACGATTGCGGTGACGGCCGGCGGTTCGGGAGTTGTCGGTACGGATACCGAGTTTGCATCCGCCCATGTTGGGTCGCTGTTGCGAATTGGAAGCAGCGCGACCAAGCCGCCCACCGGACTGGATGGGCTGTTGCCGTATGTCGAACAGCGAACCATCACCGCCCGCACGTCCGCTCTTGCCGTGACCCTGGACAACACGGTGGCGGCCAATGCAAGCGGGGTGAAGTATTCGATTACCGACCCCATCGACGTTGAGGCCGTTGCTTACGACGCCCTGATGGCTTCGGCGAAGCGGTCCTTGGCAATCGAGCGGCAATTCGAGAACTGGCAGGAAATCGCCGGCCTGGCAGAAGAAAGCCTTATGCGCGCGAAATGCGGCGATAGCCGGGTCTATACGCGGCGAGTCGCGGGCGCGCAGCTTTCCGGCGTTACCCGCTTGGCCGATAGCCCAACCTCTAACAGGTACGAAGTGGGATGAGTGACTACTGTTCAAAGGCCGATGTAGAGGCCCGCTTCGGCACAACCAACGTGGCGACTTGGGCTTCACTGGCGGAAGGCGACGATGCCGCTGCGCAGGTAGCGCGTGTTGCCGTGGCCCGTACCGTGGCCCAAGCCGAGATGGACGACATCCTCCGCTGCAAGGGCGAGTACGAAAGCAAGCTCCCGCTGGATACCGTGCCTACCACGATTACCGAGATGACGGCGATACGTACCGGGCTGTGGCTCTACACCTTCCGGGCGGCGGACGACATGACGAACGCCGACGGCTTCATTTCGTGGGTGTGGAAATACTACCGGCAGTGGATTGACGACGTGCAATCCGGCCGCGTCAAACTGGATATTAGCTAATGGCCGTAGACAACACGAAAGACCCGATCTTCCAGACCTTCCAGGCAATTTGGGACTGCCTGGAGGCGGACGCCGGATTCGCCGCGCTTGTAGACTCCCGTAATCGCATCAAGCACACCTCCAATTCGCGCAGCCCGGAAAAGCCGGGTATGCAAACAAGCGATATGCCGCAAGTGCGCGTGACACAGACGGCGCTGGGCGGTCAGATCGCCAACACAAGTTCTTCTTCTACCCTCCAAATTTACTGGGCAATCGAAATTAAGCCGGGCGACCGGCGACTTGAGAATCTCACTGAAATCCAATGGGCCGTGTATCAGGCAATGTCCAGGTGGCACACCTACCTCCTGGAGCAGATCAAGTGGAACGACGCCAAAGTCTTCCGCCGCCTGATGCCGCTGAAGTGCGAGACCCAATACGGACCGGATGATTCCAAGCCGAACAAGCCGCAGCCCACCGGATGGATCGCTGTCTGGGGTGCAATCGGCGAGCTCTACCTTTCGACCACATTACTCCAAGCGGAGTAGGAGGATACAAGATGACTGTTATTGTTGGTGACCGGGCTGTTATCAATACCGCGACCACGGTACGAAGCTGGCTGGTCGATTACATGGAGGACGAGCGGCCGTATGCCGCCAGCAATACCCTTAGCGGTACAGACCGGCAGTGCGGGGTGATCGACTGGAAGGGGTTCTACGACGCCTACGGCGGCCTGCCGACCGGGTTCCCGCGCGATGCCCTGACCTTTGCCGGCGAGGCGTCAGAGAGCAAGGGTGCCAGCGGCACGGCCATCGTCGAGCGAATCGAGATTTTCTGGGACCAGGAACGAAACGACTACCTCTCCCACAAGCTGCACTTCGCCGGCAACGGGGCACTGGCACTAGAGGCGCAAGACCTTGAGGACACTTCGGTCCCCAGTCAGGCGGATGTCGTCTGTTCGTCCGATTTGGCCGTCGAGATAGACGACGTTGCGCTTACCGACGTGCGGCGAGCCTACCTGGACATCCGGGCCATGCACGGCAAGCCACCGGGGCAGATCGGCAACCGGCCCTATGCCTCCTCTTCTACTTCCGGGCAGGTGCGGCGTATAGCGGGCCGGCTGGACTGGAACCTGTGGGTTGACTGCTATGTGTCCGATGCCGACTACTCGGCCCTGGAATCGCTCGGTGCCGGCGTGGTCTGGAAGCTCTACACCACCGGCTCGAAATACTGGCAGTTGACGTGGGGGCGGATCACGCGGCTTGCCAACATTGGCGGCAATCCGGAAGACGTGGAACTGGTCGGCGTGCGAATCTATTCCGCCATGCAGGGATTCTCCGGCACTTCGACCGGCACGATTATCAACCCCGACAGCAGCAGGGTATGGCCGGCGTAATATGTTTACTGACCTACTCAGGAAACTTCGGCTTTCGTTGAAGCAGTTCGACCGGCAGCGGAAACTCCGCCAGCGCCAACAGGCGGTGACCCGGCGCGCGGCCGACAAGCGGCTTGCGCGCAAGCGGCGGCTCGGCAAGGCGACTTCGCTGCCCAGCGACATCACGCCTCCAAAGCGGATTGAAGTGCCGCCTCCGCCTCCGCCGCCGGAAGATGTCAGGTTGGCCCAAGAGGCCCCGCAAGAGGCTCCACCGGTACCGGCAGCAGTAAAGAAGCCGGAACCGCCGGCTATCACCACGGCTTCGACAACGACTGATACCACCGAGCCGCCGGACGATCACTGGAAGACCGCGCCAAGTCGTTCGGACGGAAGTGTACCGTTGGCACCGCCCGTGGAGACTTCCGGTCCAAGCGATACGCCGAGTGAAATGCCCGACGATCACTGGAAGACGGCGCCGAGCGGTCCAGGCGGAGTTGTACCACTGACGCCGCCTTCGATAGCGTCCAGTTCGGCACCGGACCACTGGAAGACCGCGCCAAGTCGTTCGGACGGAAGTGTACCGCTGACGCCGCCCGTGCCGAGCCGTCCGGATGGAGGCGTACCGTTGACGCCACCCATTGCCTCGACTTCGACGACTAGCGCCACGCAGCCGCCGGACGATCACTGGAAGACCGCGCCAAGTCGTTCGGACGGAAGTGTACCGTTGGCACCGCAAAGTGCCACGGAGCCACGTCAAGCAAGTCCGGTTGAACACAGCGCCCTGCCGTCCGCCGCGGGTGAAACCGCACCATCCGCCCCGCACCGCAGTCCCTCCCGATTGCACATCGCCTCGCAGACAGACACTTCGTTTGACGAGTTCAGCCAAGCGGAATCCAGCGAGACGACACGGGCTTCGAGGCCGATGTCGCAGTTGTTGGAAACACCGGGCATCAGCAAAAGCCAGCAGCCGGGCGGCGGCCAAGGTGGCGGGATCGACTTACAGCCGGTAATCGGATTGCTGCAAGAACTTGTAATGCAGCAGACGCAGGCCACCGCACACCTTGGCACACTGGCCGCGAACGCAGGAGAGGGTGGCGGCTCAGAGGCCACATGGGGACCGTAGCTTATGGCGATTTCAGTTGATTACTACGAGATGCAGGGATGGCCGCGCGAGTGGGCCGACCTGGACTGCGTGGGGGCCGAGCGCAAGTTGATGTGCGCCTGGGACGAACGCTTCACGCTGGCCAACGAGATCACAACCTACTCGGACAATATCTATCCGTACCTGACCGTGGGAACCGGGCTGGCTGATATTTACGCCGAAAAGGTGGCAATCGAGCCGTTCGCCGCGCAGACGCAAGCTGCCATTCAGGCTTCAGCGGAATATGACTGGGCACTCGTGACTGTTCGCTATTCCAGCCTTAGCCCCGGCACGGCGGACTTGGTAACGGAGTGGATTGAGCCGGCCATGATTACGTTGCCCGGCGGCCGCGCGCGGTGGGAAGACGACGATCGGAAATCGCCGGTTGAGAATCGCGAATCAATTCTCATGCCGGCGCTCGTGTATAACCTGAAATACCACCGGGCGGCGGCCGGCAATGCGAGCATTCCGCCGGCAATCGGGAAGATCAATTCCGGGGCGGTTGCGACGAAGCTGCTGGGTTTGACTTTTGACGCCAACACCTTGTTGTATTGCGTGCCCCGTATCAGCCGCACGCTCTCCATGGCAGGGGTCACGCTTTTCAACATCCACCACCGCTGCGCGTTTAAGAGCGCAGGGGGGAACGGATGGAATTGGCATTGGAACGCCGAGACCGCCAGTTGGGTGCAGTATTTCGACAGGGCGGGCGACGCCATTGACGACTACGTGGAAGGGACTCTACCACTCTAATGGATAGACTAGGGAGAGTATCGGAAGGCAACGCGCTTTCAGCCGCGCAGGAAAACTCGCTGCGTGAGATTGCCGAGCGTCGTTTCTCCGGCATGGGGTTCGCGAGCGATCTGGAACATTCGATAGTCCCTTTCCGCCAGGAGTCCATTCGGCTGTATGAAATTACAAAGGCCGCGGGGATTTCCGATACGTGGAAGGAGATATACTACCTAGGCAAGCCGGTCGTTACCGATACCGACAGCGATTACCGATACCGGATGCAGGATGAGTCCGAGGAAGAGGAGTTATTCTGGCCGGTTGCTCCGCACAATGCAGATGAAGTTGAGGAAGATCAGGTTTATAGCGACACGGCGGACATTCACTTCGCCGCTGGTGATCGTGTATACACGATTTTAACCCACGAGGAACACCGTTGGATATTGGGCGGCAACAACTGGACTATCCGTGCGTTCGAGCTAAAGGACGACCTGACTCCAGGCAGTTACGCCGATGCGTATTTGACCGATGATATTCCTAGCGGCAATATCGCCAGCAACCATGACATCGAGTTCGTGGTTCACGATTCACTCGGTTGCCATCGCGGCAGGGGCTACGACGCACAATCGCTTGGTTATCACGGTTCCCTCGGCTATTGCTTTCGGCGACCACTCAGCAGCCAGTGGGAAATCCTCACCATGCAGCCCGTGGCCTACATGGTCAAGGGGGCTGCCTACACCGATTGGGGATTCAAAAGCGGAACCGAAGATCGCACGTTGATCCTCGATGGCATACAAGTCATGTCCCCGGTGGGCGGTCTGTTCGTTACCAGCGACTACACGATGCCAAACGGCCCGCTAACGGTTTACTACGAGGATGGTCAGTCGGGCCATGAAGACGACGAACTGATTGCCGTCTGGAACGAGGCCAATGTTCGTTACGAACTACTGCCGTGCCAAGGCGACGGACTGCGATTGTTCGAGTTGAAGGATGACTTAACGCCGGGCAGTTACGCCGATGCGTACCGGGTTGAGTGGTCAACTACGACTTACAGTGTGGATACCGGGGAGGTGTTCCAGGTCAACTCACTCAACGACAGCGGGTCCGGGCTGGGGATGTTTCGCGGCCGGGCGAAGGACAAGTTTTCATCGCCCCACGATCAGGGCTCTTGGGGGTGGGCCGTTTGGGCTCGTGAGCGCAAGCAGTGGGAAGTGGTGCAGATGGAGCCGACCGCGATGATGGTTCGCGGCAATGCAACGGCCGACTGGGAATCGTCCACATTGGCCATTACTGCGACGGGGCGTGAGATAATGCAGCCGGTCGGCGCGATTCTCACCGATCAAGACCCGGCCGGCAACCTGACCGTATACAATCCCACCGGCCTTGCCGGTCTTTCCGGCGACGATGTGATTGCCGTCTGGAACGAGGACGATGACCGATGGGAAGTCCTCCCCGGCTCCAATTCTTGGGCGCGAACGGGCGGGCAGCGATGGGCCGAGGTGCAATCGGGATTCAGTAACGATGCGGGATCAAGCAGCCAATTAGTTTCCGTGAAGCAGTGCGAATACACGGGCGCGTCGGTAACTGGGACTGCGTTTAACGCCAAGACGGAGATACGCGACAACAGGGACACGGCACTGTTCACTGGTTATATCGTTCGCTACGTAGACGATCCGCAAAGTGGAGACAAGGTAATCGTCTCGGACATCTGGGACGATCCGATCAACACTGTGCGACTGGTGGCCGCCGATGCTGCGATCCGCGACGGCTGGGAAGAGGTTACGGACGCGCGGGACCGTTACCTGATGGGTGGCACTAGCTACGAGAGTACGGGCGGCGAAGCCTGGCCTGCGCTGGACATTCCCGCGCATGTGGTTGGCGCACACGGTTCGCACGCCGTTACTACAACCTGCATCAAAGAGGGCGAGGGGGCGGCAGTAACCGTCGTGACTTCAGTAACGGGCTCCCACACCAACGATCACAGCAACTTGGCGCATAGCGGAATTGTGGACGATGACCGCCTATACATTGTATTCAAGGTAATCAAGCGGACATCGTAATGGACCTTTCACGCTCAATTGTTATCGGCAATACATTCAGCGGGCCGATCAAGCGGACCACCGCAAAGTGGTTGCTGGATCATTTCCCGCCGGGACACTTCTTGTGTTACGTCAAAGAGGTTCCCATGATTGTCGGTCGCAATGCGATGATTCGGGACGGCGGGCTGGCGACCATCAACAGGTTCCAGAAAGACCAGGGCATTGAAGTTGATTGGGTATTTTTCGTTGACAACGACGTAACGATTACGAAGCCGGGCATCGACAACTTCCTGGCCGTGCCGGGCGATGTGGTCAGTTGCGAGTGCCGGATGCAATCCGCACACGCCTGGGGTGAGAAGGACGCCTTCCACGATCACTTCTGGCGCTGCAGGGCGGAAGTGCTGCGGGCAATCGAACCGCCGTGGTTCACGGAGAACTGGACGGAGGACGGTTGCAATGTCGTGGGATGTGAATGCCTGACGTTCCGCGCCAAGGCGATAGAGGCGGGCTTTCGGGTAAGACACGGAGGGTGGTGTGGACACGAAAACGCTCATAGCTGGACGGGTAGACGAGTTCTTACTCCTGTTACGGGAGATGCACCAACACAATCCGCACCGGCCACTGGAGGTGTGTGAAGCAGAGTTGCGATATTGCGTGGAGCAGTGCGTGCAGTTTGCCGGCGACCAGTGTAGGTCGTTCCCGGGCGGCTGTTGCGATTCCACGCGCCACTGGCTTGGTGCCCTGCTTTGGGGAACCTGTTCGAGAGCGAAATCAGCGGCACAGCCGCAGGAGGATAAGTGATGTCTACAGGATTGGGGAACAACCAGCGACGGCGCAGGGCCATGACGAATACCGGGCAACTACAGCAGCCGGTACAGCAGCCGGAGTGGCAACCCGAAGTGAACGCATTCGGGGCTGGCCTGAATCAGAGTGTTCCGAATGGCCCCTTTGCCCAACCCCAGCCGGCGGCTCCACTTCCAAGCGCCGGCCTCCCGGTGGCACCGAGCCGCACGGTAACGACTGCATGGGACGGCGGCGGACGGAATTTGCGGCCCGAGGAACTGGCAGGGAATGCTCAGCCCCCTCAGCAGACGCCATTCGAGCAGCAATTGCAGGGGCAGGGACCACTGCCTTTTAATGCGCTGCCACAACCGGTAGCCAACACGCAACCGACATGGCAGCCGCA